ATCAGTTACAATCTTACCCCGCAGGAGGTTATCCAAGGATCACAGCTATCCCTACTCCAAAAGCAATGCATTCAGAATATGATTGCAGCCTATGCTACTGAGCGAATTTCACGGGAAATCTCTGTGACAAATCCCATGGAAACAGTTCAGGCAGATGCTAAGAATCAAGGACAGATTGAAGCCCTGCGCCATCTTCTTGATCTTAGCAACGCAGCGGATGAAGCCATCCGTAATTCCCAAATCGCCCCTCAGGAAGGCAACTCGTGACTACTCCCTCTGAAATGTCTCTTGAACAAGAGATCCGCTCCAAAGGCTTGAATGCTCCTCGCATCACACCACAGATGGTTGATGATGCAATTGCATCAAAGCAATTCCATGTGTTCCCCGGCACAACTGTAACTGTGTGCTGTCTCACCCTTCTCAACGGCTTTAATGTTGTTGGCGAAAGTGCTGCCGCTAGCCCAGAGAATTTCAATATTGAGATTGGTCAAAAGGTTGCGTTTGAAAATGCTCGCAACAAGATTTGGCCGCTGCTTGGTTTTGAACTTCGCAGCTCTCTGTACTTGGCACAAAAGCAGTGGGTCGCCGCCATGAAGCAAGAAGGTTAAGGAATCATCATGAGTATCATGGAAAAGGTTTTCGGCGCCTTTAAGCCGACTTCGCAAGCAGTTCCTGGTCAGCCGGTTCCTCCGAATCAGCCGCCTGTTACGAATAATCCTGCAACTAATCCCCCCAGCGGGCAAACTGCAGCCAGCGCAGGTACTGCTCCGAATGGCGTAGTTCCTGCAGGTGCTGCAGAACCTCCTCCGATGGAGAAATTTAAGGAGCTGTGGACTCCCCCCGCTCCCACTGAAGGCGGAACCGCTGAGCCTGCCCAGATGGATCCGCAAAAACTTATGGAAGCTGCAGCTCGCGTGGACTTCACAAAGGTTGTGGATCAGGAGTCCATGGCAAAGATTGCCGCTGGTGGCGAGGAAGCTGCTCAGGCAATGGTTGCACTTCTGAATAGGACGGCACAACAAGTGTACGGACAAAGTACTGTTGTGACTGCAAAGATTGTTGAGCAAGCTGTTCAGCAGGCTCGTGATCAGTTCATTGCACAAATTCCCGATGTAATTCGCAAGCAGGGAGCGCGTGCAGCAGTTTTCGAAAGCAATCCGGTATTTAACAATCCTGCGATTGCTCCTCTGATTGATGCGCAAGTTGCACAACTCGCCATCAAGTTCCCAAAAGCCACTCCGGGAGAACTTAAGGGCATGGCTCAAGAGTATCTGCAGGAAATGGCAACTCTAATCAACCCTCAAAAACGCGATGCATCCCAAACTAAGGGGACCGCAAAAGAGGATGATTGGAGCGAGTTTGCTTAATCTTAACCTTATGTTCCCATAATGGGAAAAGGAAATCATCATGCTTTTTAAGCGCTTGGACCACACGTCCATGTACTCTACGGTTGCTCAGAAGAGTGGCGTAGGTACTGGACTTTTCGCAAATATTCGCCCCGCTGCTGTTGCAACTGATGCCAACGTCACAATGACGGTGGATCATATGTCTGGCGGTATGGTGCAGTACACTGGCTTTACCGCTGGGCGTAACATCACCACTCCGACGGCTGCTTTGATTCTTGCCGCCGCGGCAGATATGGACATCGGTGATGCGTTCAGCTTCATTGTCAGTGTTGTGCCCGCGTTCGCTGGAACTTGGGTTGCTGGCACTGGCGTGACTTTGGCTGGCCGTGCAACGACTCCTGCATCTTCGTGGAGCATCGTTACTGTCACTAAGCTTTCCGCCACGACGGTGGAATGGCGCGTGTCGTAATTCCTACTCCGCACATCCTCATCAATCAAGATAGAGAGAAATTGAAATGAGCACTGGTATTCTTAACACCGGCACTCTGGGCAACACCACTGATTTTGTTGCAAAGAGTTTTGCTGGAATGATCACTCGCCTGATGCCGAATGGCCAGGCGCCCTTGTTCGGTATGACGGCAATGCTGCCGACGGAAACCGCTCTGCAAGTTGAGCATGGCTTCTTTACGAAGACCATGATCTTTCCGAGCATGAATCTGGATGCAGCGGTTGCTGGCGCTAGCGACACTACTTTCACTGTGGCAAGCACTAACAACCTGATCCCTGGCATGCTAATGCGTGCTCAGAGCACTGGTGAAGTTGTGCTGATTAACCAAGTGCTGAGTGGTACCAGCGTTAGCGTGACTCGCGGTGTTGGCACTGTTGCCGCTGGTGCAATCGCTGACAATGTGAACTTCTACCAGGTTGGTAACGCATTTGAAGAATCCAGCATTCGTCCGAATGCGCTGCAGATCAACCCGGTGCGTATCACGAACTTTACGCAAATCTTCCGCAACACCTGGGCTCTGTCGGGCTCGGCTCAAGCTACGCAAGTGATTGCAGGTGAAAGCACTGTTGCTGAAAGCCGTCAAGAGTGCGCTGCATTTCACGCTGCGGACATTGAGAAGGCGCTGTTCTGGGGCCAGAAATCTACTGGCACTCGGAATGGTCAGCCGTTCCGTACCATGGACGGGTTGATTCGCATCACTAGCGATCTGAGCTTCTATCCCAGCAGCTACGCAGCGGCAAACGTCACCACTGCCGGCAGCACCACCAACTACACGCAGCTGGAAAATGCTTTGGATCCGGTCTTTAACCAAGTGACTGATCCGAAGGCTGGCAATCAGCGCATTCTGTTTGTGGGTTCGCAGGCTCGTAAGGTAATCAATAACATTGGTCGCCTGAACAGCACGTATTACATCCAGAATGGCGCCACCAGCTACGGCCTGCAGTTTGGTTCCTTCAATATTGCTCGCGGTAGTTTCAACATGGTTGAACATCCGCTGTTCAATAGCAATAGCGACTGGGCCAAGATGGCTGTTGCAGTTGACCTCTCATCCTTCCGTGTTGCCTACCTGGGTGGCCGCAAGACGAAGAAGGAAGAGTTTAATCTGGCTGGTCAGCCTGTTGATAACGGCATTGATGCTGTTGGCGGCACCCTGACCACGGAAATGACCTGCGTGGTGAAGAACCCGCCGGCCAATGCCGTGATCTATGAACTGACCGCTGCTGCTGCAGGTTAATTCCTCCTGAGGGAACTGTTTTTCTGGTAGTGGTTTCAGTACAAAAAACCTATACCATCCCTCAGGACTCCCCTTCTTTTCTAGGAATCACAATGACCACTCCAACTCCCGCCTCTGTTGAACCTAAGATTGTTGTATATCGCAACAGCCTTGGCAGTAGCAATATGTACACCCCAAAGGGTAAGCGCATTGCATTTGTTGGTGGCCGCTTTGCCACTTCTGATCCGGATATTATCGCTTATCTGGATGCAGAAATTGCTGCAGGCAATCAGTTTCTTCGCCACGGAACTGCAGAAGATGTTGCAGCCGTCGGTTCTGGCGATCCTCTCGCTGCCCTTCGCAAGAAGTTCTTTGAAGAATTTATGGCGGATAAAGATCGCATCACCGCTGAGCTTACGCAAGGTAAGGATATGGGCACCAGTGTGCAGGATCGCCTTCGCACTGCTTCCACTAAGGACATCGCTCCAGTAACTGCAGGCCGTTAATATCATGACGCTTACCGAACTGCAGCAGGAAGTCTATACAATCACGAACCGTCCAACTCTGGTTGCTGAGACCCTGTTGGCAGTTCGGCAGGCTACGCTTGCGCTTCACCAAATGGATTACTGGTGGAAGGATTTGCAAGAGACTGGCATTTCCTTCACCTCTTCTTCTTATCGTCAAGAGCTGGATTTTCGTTCCATCCTTCCACTGTTTCGCTCTCTTAAATACTTGCGAAAGAGCGACAGCACAGGTACCGCGGGTGCTTTTTTTGACGTTGTGCAACCTGAATCTGTACTTGATAGCTACGGAGCTGATCGTACGAATGTGTGCTATGCTGCTGGCACCTCAATTGAGATTAAGAGCAGCACTGAGTTTCAGTATGCAATCCTGGGGTACTACGCCAATCCTAATATTACCGTAGCCGCCTACAATTCATGGATTGCTTTAGATCATCCGTATGCCGTTGTATTCAAGGCTGCGGAGATTGTATTTAAGATGATTGGCAAATCCGAGGAATTCGCTGCATATAAACTTCTTCGTGATGAAGAAATGCAGCGTCTCACTGTTTCCAATGTTCAAGTAAGTGGGTACTGACATGAGCGCATCTATTTGGAATCCTGGCAGTCCCATTCCCGCGGGTCTTGTTACTGTAGCGGACCTTAGCAGCACAGATAATGTAGCTAAGGGTGCCGGTCAGGTTGGCTATAGCGCAGCTCTTGCTTATGCGGCTGGCACTGTCGGAGCCAAACTACGCGAGGTAGTTAGCGTGAAGGATGCACCGTTCAACGCCACTGGCAATGGCGTTACGGATGACTATACAGCTATTCAAGCTGCCATTGACTCGCTCGACCCGAACGTCGGCGGCGTAGTGGAGTTCCCCCCTGGCCGGTACATCGTCGGCGCGACCATCGCAATCACGCGCAACAATGTGACCCTGCGCGGGCAGCGCGGGGCCGTCATCAAGCAAAAAGACAACATGCCCGTCCCCGGCTGGCCGCCGATCATTGACGGGCGCGGCTCCATGATCGCGGCGTTCCAGAAGCGCAACATCACGTTTGAGAACTTGACGCTGGACGGAAACAAGGCGAATAACAACATCAACGACAACTACGGCAACGGCATCAATATCTACGATTGCCAGCGGGTCACGGTGCGTGGGTGCCACCTGTACGCATTCGCCCGCGACGGCATCACCGTGTCGGACTACACCCGGCTGGATGCTGCGGCCCTCGGCAACGAGGACATCATCATTGATGGCAACCTGATTACCGACTGCCGCGCGCCATCGCAGACGACCGGCGGCGAGGGCATCATTGTTGTGCAGGGCAACAAGGTGGTAATCGCCAACAACATTCTCGCTGCCAACTGGCGCGGGATTGAGATTGAGACGCTACCGACGACCGGCCTTTATCGCGGCTGCGTGAACCTGACCGTCACCGGCAATGTCTGCCTAAACAACGAGTATGGCGGCATCGGGGTGAACGGCGCCAGCCAATTGACCCTGACCGGCAATATCTGCGCAGGCGCGGCGCAGTACGGCATTCGCATCAACAACAGCACGGCCATTACCGCCAGCGAGATTGTCGTCAGCGGGAACCGCATCAAGGGCGCCACGACTGCCGGCCTTACGGCGGAAAACTACGAGCAATTGCAACTGTTGGGCAACCATATCCAAAGCTGCACCATCGGCCTGCTGATGTCCGGGGTCAAAGACATCACGGTTCAAAACAACGTGGTGAGCGGGTCGCTGCAGCATGGCGTGCAGTTCACGGCCGGGACGAATCAAAACGTCATCTTCACCGGCAACCTGATCCGCGCCAGTGGGCAGACCACGGCCAATACCTACGACAACCTGACCGGCAACGCGGTCTATTGCGTGCTGTCCGGAAACCGGCTGGACGGAGCTTCTGCCCGCTACGGGATCAACGCCGCCGGTTCAAGCTGGACCATCATCGGCAACGCGTTGGACAATAGCGGCACAACCGGGCTGATTAACGACACGACGAGCGGCGGCGGCGCGCGTATCCGCAATAACGGCGGATACATTACTGAAGCCGTCGGCACGGCGACTATCAACAGCGGCAGTACTTCCGTTGTCGTGAATCATGGTTGCAGTAAAACGCCAGGCTTGGGCAGCATCACTGTGACGCTAGGAGAGAATCCGACGAACACCGCTGGTGATGTATGGATATCGTCTATTGGTGCAACTCAGTTCACGATTAATTGTCGCAACAATCCTGGGGCGTCAAATCTTGATGTGGGCTGGAAGGTGCTGATTATTTGAGCTCTTGGGTTGACTCTAGGCAGCTTGACTGTATTGGCACCGGCTGTTACCTATAATGATTAAGATTGCTACACTCAGTTAATTATACTCCAACGTCACTGCCTCAATTACGCTATGTATAATATATCCAAAGGATAATATATGCCACAAATCGATTATCGAGCTAATCTTTCTGCAGCAATCTTTCCTCTCTCCCTATCACAGGCAGGGCGCAGTGTAATCATTCCTGGCCCGGATAATAACTTTGATCGCAGGGTTGATCCGGAAGGAGAGCAAAAGGACGCTGGCATCCCTCAAGCTATTTACCTTGAGAATGTGATTCCTACCGCGAATGGGTATCAGACATTGCGTAAGGACACTACAGGTTCTTTGCCTGCCCCTGTCAGCACTGGTGGTTATGTATTGGATCAACTGCCTGTACGAGATACCACTGCAGCTAAAATCGTATTCAATGCTACAATTGCGCTTGATAGACCTACAACTCTCAGGGCATCCATTTATGGAGTAGGAACCTGGCATAATGTGGTTTTTTCTGGTACAGCCACCTATCCTACCTTAGCAGATGAGGTAAGTTTTGCTATTGTTCGTGGCGAATGCTATGTGCTCATTCGCGGAACAGCTAGTACAGAGCTGTACACAGCTACAATCGTATCTGGAATAGTTACACTTACAAATGTGTCTGCCTCAGTAACTTTCCTGACACTGAATAACATTTATGGAATCTGTGGAACTAACAATTATCTTCTAGCTTTTGAGGCTGATGGTAAGTTGCACTGGTCCTCTACCACAACTCCAACAGATTTCACGCCATCCCTTGTCACTGGTGCAGGTGAGATAACTCCTAGTGGCCTGTATGGAGGCTTCCAGAAGTCGTACACTACCGGATCTGGATGCTAGATTTTTAGCCGCATTGGTGTTGTGTTGTGCGAATACACCGGTAATGCAAGGTATCCTTGGAGGTTCGCTTCCGTTAAGGAGACAAATCAACTTGTAGCTGCCAGCACTCAGGACCCGAATAGTTACAATGTGTTTATCTATGATGTAGCCCATAATTTTATGGTGCTGCAGGGAAATTCCGCTGCCCTGGTGGCAGCAGAAGTAAGTGCGTATCTCAGGGCAAACCGCAATGATTATACGTACGACTATACTGATCACGCTGTTGATGCTTTTCAGCCCAGAGCGGATAACATCAAGCTATACTGTTTCTATGATAGATATATTTGTATCTCCACTGGAGCATATTTGCGTCCAGATGGCAGCATTGTATACAAGATAATTCTTGTGTATGACAAGGCATTGAGACGTTATGGAAGAATTGTAGTTGAGCATAACTATGTTGTCGCTGCACAGGATCCTAACAGCACTGAAAGAACTATAGCAGCTATCGATGCAGGCACAGGTACTGCTGTAAATTTTCTATTTAATCTTCACGAAGGTTCAGGGACAGCAACGGATGGCGTGCTCATTCTTGGCAAGTTTCAATATGTCAGAAGCAGGCGACTTGAGCTGCACGACATTATGTGCGAAGGGCAATTTCAGCACGTAAATTGCTACGTACTTCCTGCAGGAGAGAGTACTGTTTTCAATGCTGCTGTAAGTGCTGTGCCTGTGGTTAGCTCTGATACGCATAGACAGTATAATTGCCGAGCAGAAGGCAGTACCTTAGCAGTAGCTTTTGAGGGGGCATTTAATATGGACTTTGCACAGTTTACATTCTCTCTTGGCGGAGGGCGATAATTATGAGTGGCTGGAACAGTGCTCTTGCATACTCTGGAGCCTCTCTTGAATCCGTACAAGAAGCAATTGGCGTTCCGCAATTTAGCGGTGCAGCAGGGGAGTCGTGGTATTTTGTATTCAATGGCATGATCTTTCAGGGGGGAAAGATTCTTGTGCCAAGTGCAATTACTGCTTTTGACTTCGCCACTGCCTTCACGCAGCAAGTTCTTGGCGTATGGTTGCAACCTGAAACTCGTGGGCATTCTCCTGGGGTGACTACTACACTGTCGCAATTTACTGTGGATCACAGCGGTGTATCTGATGATATGTATTGGTTTGCGATTGGTGTATAATCCCTCACTGCCTATAAACCCTCTATGCGAATATCATAACGCAACTACGGAAATACCATGGCAACTCCATCACTTCTAGGGCTCACAACTGAGCAGATTATTGAGCTGCTGAATAATGTAGCAGTTCTTAGTTCTCGCGTGGAACAGCTCACCGCCACTGTGCAACAGCAAGATCAAGAAATTCGCAAGCTTATTGCGA